GGCCTAACCACCGCCAATGTCGGAGTCGTTCAAATGTAAATGTGATGAGGAAGTATAATAATGTAACCAAAATCATTCTACCTTTCAACCTTCTCATTGGTATTTCTTCTACTTGTTCACGAATACCGGCGATCTCTAACCACCACCAGAAGCCCACAGGGTCAGTAGCTGCGGCATACGGGCTTAACCGTAATGTCGCAGCAAACTCACCCTGTGTGACCGATTCCGCTTTTAATTGCATATTTCGATATACAAATTTTTCAACCGGAAATCCGCGCATTGTGACAAGCGCGGAGATCGGTGCACCTCGGTTCTGAGGCGCGAGTCTTAAGATCGAATCAGGGAGCCACTTGTGCACTCCTCTTCTAAAGCTTAAGAACCCTTCGCGGATGTAATTTTCAGCTGATGGTTTCACGTGTGCAGTAAGATATGGGCTTATGGGTTTGTCACCAGGACGTTCCTTGAGATGAATCTCTAGGACCTCCTGATAGCTTGGGAATTTCATACTCCCCCTGGTCAGGGAGTGGAATTTGCTCGCAATCCCTTTGCTCATATTGGCAGGCTCAATCGCTCGCACACTCTCTATCCAGCCTACCTCACTCCGTTTTATTTCAAACTGGAGTGGATTGGCTCGGATGCGACAGTAGCGAGTAACTTCATCCATATACTCGTGTGCCAACATGGAGTATAACTCTTGGTCAAATGCGCATAATTGTGCATGGCCAATAGTTCGCTCCACGCGGTGCGCGTAGTATTCACGGGGTGCCGCCCCGCTTTTAAGGGCAATGACAGCCGATCTTCGCGTGAGTAGTTGTTCACGGTCGATCCTCGCGGTCCAGTCTGGTATCACCGGCTGAACGCGTAAGATCTCCGCTTGAACACTTTCACCGCGGATCGGGCGCTTGCCCAGGTATTTTAAACCCTCCATGACCTCTCTCCCTTCAATGCGGAGATCGATACCTAGTAGGGTTTTTGCCATTCGTGAGATATTTTCGAAATCCAAGTCGTCATCCGTGCCCCAGATGTTGTCATCACCAGTGTTATGCACGCTATTCGTCTTATAGAAATCCATGGGGTCTTTACCAGTCTCCATGGACCATAATAAGATCATAATAGCTCGCATCCCCCAGGTGTTGTCCCAGCTGGTTGCCGATTGGCCTGTCCCGCCCCCACGTGTTTTCTTTAATTCTTCACCAGAATCAAGATCCACGATTATTGCATCTTGCATCGCTGCGTATTTGGCACGCAAGACGCTAGCTGCGTTGGGTACGGTACCTTGGAAACCTAGTTCCGCGCAACGCGTTAGGATGTAATAGATGATGTTTGGGACATTGGCGTCAAAAGCAGTGACGTCAGCAGCCATCCTCGTTTGTCGCGCAGCAATTTTCTCAAAAACACCCCCCAGGTATGCCCCTGTTATGGGGGCACCGATACCGTGATCATATTGGGCCCAGGTTGGTGTCTTATTACGGCTTAATTGAACAACTTGATCTAGGAAGTAACTCTGAAGATCCTGAGCCACAACAGTCCGAAGACGCCCAGCAGTGCCCGCCTTGGCGGCGTCCACCACTTGCATCTTTGGAAACGCATGGTAGGCTTGAGGGGGATAAGTCCCTGTCTCCAACCTGGTGTAGGTAGCCTGAATAACAGCATCCATCCACCCAGAGTCGATCAGATCCTTCCTCGATCTATGTCTCCCGATAAATGGGAGTCCTGGCGAGTACTTCTTAACCAAGTAGTCCCGCACGGTTTCTGGTCGCACAACCCCAGTTGCATTGAATGCATCTGGGTGTAGTGCTACCATCGCGTGTGCAATGGTGTCACCTAAGATTTCGTCCTCTTCCGTCATTTCCAGGCGGGGGGTCGTATATCTCTCTAGTGACGCCATCCTCGCGTCTTTTGTTGCCATCCAGATCCCATCGATCCCTGGCTTGCCACCCATAGCGAGATATGTCTCGGCACGGGTGGTCAAGTCAGGATCCTTAATCGCCTCCACATAGTGTAAGAGAGAGTCAAATTGAAGTTCACTCTCACTTGCTCTTGGGTGTGAAGGTCGGTAAATGGGACGCCTGAACACTCGATCACGCTCTAACGGGGCTTCTGAGCCCCGATAGGCCGCATTCAATGTGTCCGTCAAGTGGTTTAAGGTGTCACTATTGCTTTCTCGAGAGAATTTCGGGAAAGATAGTGCAAGCCAGTCCACTCGACGTAGCCTGCTCAAGTTTCTCTTGGTCAGGATGGCCCATGCGTTTTTTATTCGCCCATCGTGTGGAGCGCCGACGTTATCGGCGATCACAGCAAAAGCGCGTGCAACATCTAACGCATGGGTGTTTATGCCAGTAGTGATCTCAACTATGTCAAGTAGGTTAGCTATACCCACGAAGAGTTCCTCGGAATAGAACGTCAAACTCTGACTTAATGCTGAGACACCACTCACAATATGCTCCAATGCATCTACCGGGAGTCCAAGCCTTCTGAGGGCTATGGCACTCGAGTCCACGCATTGGTGCAAAATACTCAATGCCGTCGCATTGCCCATCTCACTAGCCCCTCTCGTCTTGCTGAACAAGTGTTCTGCAATAATCGAGGACGGGCAAGCGGGCTCTAGCAATCCCGCGGCATGAGTGTAGGTTGCGGCGGCTGCGTCAAAAGCTACGTCTGGATCCAGACCTTCTTTTATTGCTCCCGCCGAGATGCTGCTTATGACATCAGTCAACCCCTGGCTCGCATCAGTGAGCCACAAGGTTAACGTATAATCGTCTGGGCTAAATCGCCCTTCACTGACCCCTGATCGTCGAGCGTTCTCATAACTGAGTTTCACTATGGATAAGTCTTCCGTTGCAGGGCGGCTTTCATAGGCTTGGCTTGGCTTGTCGCTACCGAGTACGATGACGTCTCGGTAAGGATTACCAGTCATACCCACAAGTTTACGCCCGCAACGACAAGATTCGTGCCATACGCCGACATGCCATCTTGCGCATTGTGGGCAGCAATATTCCAGATTTGCGTTGTCACCGGTTGGAGGCCGAAAGCCCCCTCCTGCTGGACAACAATCCCGTGTGGGATCGAGCGTGAGAGACACATACTTGTTTTGCAACAAAGTGTGGGCTCTTTCCGCCCACTCCACCACACGGGGGTCCCAAAGGGCACTGAGAGGGAGCAAACACCCAGCGAATCTTGCGTCGCTTGGTATACGTTCTCTGATTGCAGTCCATTTAGCACCTCGTGAAACAACAATGAGGTCATAAGCATACACGTGGTCACCAATGGCGATCACGTATCCGCAAGAACACGGATTAGTCTTCCCCCTGTGTGGCCCGCTCGCGTCAATTGCGTAAGCGTTCCCACACTGGGGGCATTGAACTATTCCGTCTTCTTCGGGGGTTGGGTCCCCTTCGAAGCCGCCTTCCACGCCACAATTCATGTGTCGCGCTGCGAACCTCGGAAGGTATCTACTCTTAACTTCCTCCAATAGGACCATATAATGAAGGAGGCTTGGGAATAAGCGAGTTAATGGCACCTTTGCAAAAAGGAGTGTCATTGAGGCACATCCCACGCAAATGGTTAGAAGGGTTGCTATCCCTAATGTAACCATTGCCATCCCACTCCACATCACCAATAAAACCAGCTCAAACAGGCCTAGTTTCGTCATGTGTGCTGTCAACATGCTTGCGAGCGCTGTTTGACAGTTCCACAACGCACTATAACCTTTTGCTGGCCCGTCTAAGACCGGGATGTCTTCATCATCCAAGGCAGTCCGTATGGCGAAGAATGGTGTGCAGGTGGTGTTATCATAACTCGCTAAGGCGAAAGGGCTTCCTAGGTTGGTTGATCCTCGGAATGTCCCTTCCCAAGTACGCCGTAAGCGTGGTGCATACAGTTTTGAGTGGAGGCCAACGGGTATCCTATTAATATATACCACGTCGAACGCCAACCATACACCCACGCCAACTGTGCTCAAATCAGTGCGACTAGTCCAAAACCGTCGTCTCCATGTGAACACGTTAGGGGTATCCATTAGTGCAGCGGCCATTATCAGCGCTGTCACTGGGTGGAATCCAAGTGCAACTGCGACATGCGTTACATTGCTATTCAATGCCTTAAAAGCCATACGTAAACTGCGCCACAAGAGTGGTGCGAAGTGAGTGTGCGCTATAAGTGCATAGATGTAGAATGCGCGTCCCGCAATCACTCCCAGCATCGCACCTAGGAGCCCTGAACCAGGCAAGCCTAGGACGTTGAGGAGAGTGCCAGTGAAAGAAGGCATTATATTGCAATAGCGTAGCGAATATGCGACGAAGATCAGCGTCCAAACAGGACGCAGATCTATCGCATTCTTCCCGCGCCAAGCAAGAAAAAGAAGTGCTTGGTATGGTGACCGAAAGCAATAACGAACAAATCGCGAAGGATATAACCTGAGATATAGCCACTCGAGTTTCGCTTCGTTATTATTCCCGGTGACACATTTACCCGCATTCTTTGGGTCTCGATAGTGCCTATCAATGACATCACTCCACACTTGAACTTGACAACCCTGGGTTGCAGCTGTCTGCACTATGCCCGCCCCGCCCGCGCATGCGACCACCCCATAGTTTCTCAACTCAGTGGTATGGTCACATGCCGGGAGCACGTCCCAATCTCTCGCCCATTCTGGGACAGGGATGTGGGAACTCCCTAACACCACCACTTTACCAGTGTTTAAGTTAGGGAGAACATGGGTGGGGAGGAAAGTGCTTCCATTTGCAGATCTAGGGAACCAATCTAGACCTTTATACGCGCCTATTCGCACCTCAGTAGTGAGATTCCAAAAGAACGTCTTGATTAGCCAGTCGATAGTGCGGTGTAAACCGCCTCCGGCAGGCCAAGTGCACGTATCATTTGGCCGCAAGGAATAAGGCACCACATTATCTGAATAACACAGGTAATCTGGTGCATACCCTGGGACCTCACAACTCGCCACTGTTTCTGCAGCGAGCAACA